GTAACAGAAACTAAATCAGTAGGGCTTACTGAGACTACAGTAGTAACAACTGGCGTAACTACAGGCGTAACAACGGGGGTAACAACTGGTGTAACTTTAGGTGCATATACACCCGTACTCATTACAAAGTCCATTGTTGCATCATCTAAACCATAGTAGGCTTTGATTTGTGCAGGAGTTAAACCTGCTGTCGAAAGGATGTCTCGTGTTGCCGCATAATCACCTTTACCCCATGCAGTATTAATTTGATTAATAACTGACTGGTCAATTGCGCCAGTCGTAACAGTGTCTGTAGTCGGAGTTGTAACAGTTGTAGCAACTTCAGTAACTGTTGGAGTTGGTAAAGTAACTGTAACTACCGGAGTAGGTGAGGTAATTACCGGAGTAGGAAATACTGTTGTATCAATAAAAGTAGGGCTTACAACTGGAGATGTAATTGTTGTTAATGTTTGGAAGTAAGGAGATAAAGTAGAATTAATTGCATCTTCAGATAAACCCATATCCCTTAATGTTGTAAGCAGGGCATTAGTAGCATCTTTTCCGCCAAAAGCGTTATACGCGGCTTCGTAACTAGGTAGGCTTGCAGCTTGCGTATTGTTTACAAGAGATGCAATTCCTGTGTTAGCAGGAGTAGAAGCTGCTTGTTGACTCCAGTTATATTGGTTTAACGCATTGTTTTGCTCATCGCGCCGTGCAGCAGCAGCTTCCCAACTTCCCGTCTGTTGGTACAGTTCTTCATCGCTATACATTGTTGGCGCTGCCATTATCCGACCTTCCAATTTGTTCCGTCAGAATATACAGGCACAGCAATAGCCCCGCCAGCCGCAACAGTTACCCCAAACGCTGGGCCTAGAGCATCAGTAACAAAAGACCTTGCACCTTTACCTGAAGTGACTGCGCTAGGTAGAGTAGCCACTGTGTAGTTAGTCAAAGGAGGAACTACGCCAGAAGCCATTAACTGCGTGGTTAACGCATCAATCCTGTTAAAGTACAGACGCAAGATGTTTAGCATCTGATCAAAATATAAACGGTCGTACTCGTTTGGAGGCAAGGGCAGATTAGGTGCGGCTACCTTATTAAGCTCAAAATCGGTGGTAACAATAAAGCTCATCGTCTGCCGTCCGGTCTAATGTCAATACGGGTAGCACCCAACTGCCATGTGGTTCCAAGGTTATCCGAGCTAACCTTTAAAATTAACTGTCTGCCCCGCACACGAGTATTGATCTGCCCTGTAAAACCTTCAGTCACTGTGTACTGAGCGCCCGTCTGCTTGTCTACATCTTTGTTTACCGCCGTACCTGTACCAGAGCCTGAGTTCTGCATGGGATATAAAGTGTACGTAACTTGCGGGGTTGGTGAAGCATCTGATCCTGAGAATGTCAGGTCGGGTAGCATTCTCCAGACAAATCCAAACTTGTCCCCGTCATCAATGTCAAACTCAGAAGATGAAATGTAAGCCTCAATACCTGCTGGCGTACCTGTCTCATTATTGTCTAAACCAAACTCTTGATCGACCAAGTTGTAGTTGTACGTAGCGGCAATAGGGAAGTCTCTTAAGCCAGAATCAAGCCAAGCTGTCCGCTCCATAGTGCCGTAGTACCAGATTTTTTCAAGGTAGTTGTACACAATATAACGGTTAGCTACCAAGCTACCAGCCGAGCAGTAGAACCACCAGATTTCGTTGAAACCTTCGTTGGTACTGGCAAACACTTGTTGGTTTTGCTGGAGGTTAATGTCTTGATATACATACCGGCGGAGGTCGCATGGCAAAGTCTGTAAGCGTCCATCGTACAGATAGAACTTATCTACACCCATCCAGTACACCACACCAGAAGCTTGAGTTGCTGCGTTCTGACCAAGGATAGAGATGTTGTCACCCATCAACTGGCTAGACCAAACTACAGGCGGGCCAATGTACTGAAGCGAATAGATAGCCGAGTCAGTCCACACCAAGATCTCTTGACGGGTTTGAACGGCAGTCACAATGCTAGAGCCGTGCGATAAAGTAACACTACCGGCTTGATTAGTAGCAGATGGTGTCCAGTTAACCACACACTCTTGATCTGACCAGCGAATCAACATAGGATTCTGTGTGGTAGAGCCGTAGTCATTACAGCCAAACGCAAACACAAACCTGCTAATGTCAGATACAAAGACAAAGTTTTGAATGATTGGGCAGTCTGATGCGCCTGACAGACTTGCAATATCTACACCGTTAGGCATGATGTAATGATCGCCAGACTGCGTTCCTGTCGTGGTAATAGCCGCGCCGCCAACAGTAGCCGCTAAGTTAAAAGTATTGCCACTAGAGTTAATGACGTAATAGATGGTTCCGGGGCTAAGTCCCGTAGGCAATGCAGACGGATAACCACTGTTAGTGAGGATGACTGGAGAGCCATTAGGCAAGCTATAAGCAGCAGTAACCACCGCAGGAGAAGCTATGGTGACCGTAGCTAAAGCAGGGGCTACGCCATAACCGGCATCCCAATAATAGATTGGGCCACCACGGAAACCATAAACTAAGTCTTCACCAAAGTTGTTCTGACTCCACAACCTAATTGCAGATGTTGACGTACCGCCAAATCCCCAAGTTCCTGCGCCCCATGTACCAGCACCCCAGCCGGCCAGTGGAATCTCGTATGGATCGCCTACGTTAATTTGATAGATTGCATTAACAGTTGAACCACCACCAGCCGCTACAGTAGAAGTAGCCGCAGTAGTAGATACGATTGTGTAGGTATCAGCATCAACGTAAGTAATAGAATACTCACCGTTTAAATCAAGGCCACCTACAGGAGCTACGTTACTAAACGTTACAAAGTCACCCGTGATTGCGCCGTGCGCTGTGTCTGTAACCGTAACTAAAGTAAGCAGATTAGTTGTGGCAAACGGGTTATTAAGGATAGCCGCCGCCCGAATAGGCGTAATATCGTTGTACTCACCACCCAGTTCAAGATAAAACTTTAAGTTAGTGCCTACACCAATCAGGTTTAAGTTATCTAGCGTGATCCAATTCCATAGAGAACGGCACAGACCTTGAAACGTAGCTGTAGATATACGTGCCCAGCCACCAATTTTCTCAGGTGTACCTTGGCGGAACCGCACTTTGTCGGACTCATACCAACCACCTTCGTTAGCGTAACGGGTGTTTTCCCGGTTCACTCCCGGTTTTAGTACAAGTTTTTTTAGTGCCATTGGTCAATCCAACAAAGCGCACTCAGCCGTGCGGCGTTTTAATAGTCCCGGCAGTACTCGACCGCCACCCTTAGTCCAGAGCATAAGTTGTTCTTTTGCTCCTTCCCAATCATTGGCATTGATTTTCCTCTTTAACGTAGATGTTTGCAAGCGTCCTGTGCCCAAATTGTAGGCAAAGTCCACGATGGCGTTGCACCTGCGTTCGTCCAGAATTAAGCCGGGACAGTTACGCAGAACACCGGGTAGGTACGTATGCTCAAGCTCAATCATTAAAAGCGCGTGAGCTTCTTCCTGACTCATTGGTGCGTCTTCTAAAGTTACCTTGCGCTTATCTGCGTAGTAGGTAGAACCGTAGCCAATCGTGGCTACATTGGCAGGGCAAAGATACGGCTTGGAGCGAAAGCCCTCAAACCGTTTGCACATCTCTGCGGCTAGTTCTAAGTTCATTCTTTGTTAAGCTCTTCAGCGGCAATCTCTGCGGCCTCGTCTTCTAAGATTTCTTCAAACCCACAGGTGCATGGGCCATCTTCGTGAATTAAACAAGTAGTAGCGTGTGCCATTTATAAACCCCTTTTTGCTAATGTACGATCAAGGAACCAGAAATTTATTGTGCCAGCCAGCAGTGCTGAGAAGTCAGGTGACATCATTATCTTGAATACTTCTACGGGAGGAGCGCCAGTGATCCATGCGTTCCATGCAAACCATACGTGGATAAAACTCCAAACAAACAGCACCCAGTACGTTACGACTGGCCTAACGGATGCCGACAGACTAGCAGCCCAACCACCAGCGGCTTTGACCATTGTGGCTTGCTGCTCTATGGCAGACTGAAACGCATCCATGACTCCTACGTCAATAGCGGCTTCCCGCTGTGCGCCAATCTCAGCCAACTTCTGCTGACCACGTAATGTCTCTAGTTCACATTGGCGTGTAAACATCAACAGTTCATGCTGGCGCTCGTTCTTCTTGTCAAAGAACTTCAGCACCTCGGGGGCCATACGGAACAAGCCACCAAATACTGAACCCAAAATACCACCACTTAATACATCAAACATTGGATTCCTTTATTGTAAACATTAAGTTTTTATGTGCAGGGTAATTGACAATTACTTCACCTTCGGGGCACTTGTATTTAATGTGAGCCATTAACGTAGCAACGCCGGGTGTCACTTGTGAAGTAGTGTCAAGTTTAAACTTGTATCCAAACTTATCTACTGTGTCGCTGGCTGGGCCTGAAAACGTTGCAATGCTAGGTTTGGCTGGGTGTACAACCAATTCAGAATCCCGCACCTCTATTTTAAATGACGTAACTTCGCAGTTATCTCTGAGCTTCTGACGAGCCACTACAACCTTGAATTCGCCATTTGCAGGTGCATCGGATATTTGAAAGTGCTCTGGTGACCATTTGAGAATGTCCTTATGGAATACACCAAACTTGTCGGCAAGCGTATAACCGCCACCGATCATGGCAGTTGAGGCAGTTACCGCACCAATAATCTTGGTGTAATACTCAAGTTCCATATCAACCCAAACTCCATGCAATCATGTAGGTTCCAAAGATTACAAAGGCGACTATACAGGCCGCTGCAATAATTGCCTCGGCCCAGTCTCTCATTTTAATATCCCGTTTAGTTTGGTCATGTCAGCACACGTATACATTTGATAACCACCCAATATAGGCATTGGAATAGTCTCTATTTTCGCTGAAAATTCATCTGCTGCCAAGCGAGCAACGTCTAAAAATGACATTGTTTTTCCAGTTCCTACGTTCCAAATTCCAGAACCTAGAAAAATTAAAAGTTTTCTGTGAACTTTGATGACCTCATCTACATGAATAAAGTCACGTTTAAAGTTTTCTGAACCTTCAAATATTTTAATTGTCCCAGTCTTTGCCTGCTCGCGGAACTTATGAAACGGAGAAGCCTGATCGCCCTTATGGTCTTCATGTGGGCCGTAGACGTTGAAGTATCTGAATATCTGGATGGGCGCAACAGGTTGCATAGTATGAAAGTACTCTTCTATAAGAGCTTTAGATTCTGCGTATAGATTAGCAGGAGCTACTGGGTCAGTCTCTTTAAACGTCGTATTGTTTGGCCCATAGACTGAAGCGGAAGAAGCTATCTGAATAGGTATCCCATACTTCTGACACCTCTCCATTAAAGTAATGGTATACCCTACATTCTGTTTACGCAGAGCTACCCAATCTTGACATCGTGTATCTGAGATAGCACCCAGATGTATGACTCTATCTATTCCATAGAGGGAATACTCATCACCCCATTCACACAGATCTAGGTCGTGATCTGACAGAGCTTTGACCATGTTTTGGCCAATAAACCCTTTATATCCAGTAATTAAGATACGCATACAGCCCCTATGCTCTGGCAAGATATTGCCGCTTTCTCATTGGCAAACGGCAAAGCTTGGCCCATGTCGCCAGTTTCTAAATGCTTATAGACCATAGCAGCTAGGAATACATCGCCTGCCCCGCAGACATCCACAACTTCTATCACCTTAGCCGGGTAGAGTGAATCTTTATATCCACATCCCTTAGCCCCGTAAGTAACAATTAAATGTTCTGGATCTGGGATAGACGTAGATTCAAACAGTTCACGCTCGTTAATCTTGATGTAGATACCAGCAAAGTCAGCCAAGTTATGTTTCTTGGTGTCCATGTAAATTGGGCCTTTAAACCGTTTGCGTAGCTTTTGAATAACCTCGTTAGTTACAAAACCTTTGTCATAGTCAGAAATAACTATGGCATCAAACATGTACTTACTACCGACTAAACAAGATTGAGCTTGTACGTCATGGTCTACTCTAAGTAGATGTTCTCCTGTTCTACGGTCTATGTACCTAATTTTTCGGGACATTTCAGTTGGAACAAGAAGTTCTACCACTGCACCAAAAGACCTAAGATTCTTAGCCACGTTAAACGCCATGCCAAGTTTTTCTTCACTGTCTTCAAAGTTAAGCAACGGCGCAGTAGATTCTGGATTTACTCTCCGGATTTCACCGTACCTATACTCGTCTATGCAGGCATCACCAATGACTAGGATACGCATTGACTGTCCCCCGCTTCCACTCGGTAATTGTCTTCCACGGAATCAGCAGTTGAGACTTCTAAGATCACACCTGCTGCTAGGCAGACTAGCTGGTGAGGGAGTAATGGTGGGTTGTGCCATGTATCCCCGACGTTAAGGATCTTTTCATGGCGGCTGGCATCTTTGGTGTCAATCCAAATAACCTTGAACAGACCACTTTGGACTAGCCAAGTCTCATCTTTCTCAGCGTGGAAGTGCATGGAGAACTTAGCACCCTTGCGGAAAGTCATTAACTTCCCGCAGTACTTATCGTTGGTAGCCCAGATTAGCTCAGACCCCCAGCCCTTCTTTACTATACCCTTGAGTTGCATTGATTATCCTTGTCGATGAATAGCCATCTAGGAAAGGAATGATAACTGTGTGTTTGACCAAGGTGAAACCAACAACCTGCTCAGGCTTGTAATCTCCGCCTTTTGTGATGATGTCAGGCTTGATTCTGTGGATTAATTGCAACGGCGTAGGCTCATCAAAGATGATGACCTCATCTACCCAGCGAAGCGCAAGCAGAACAGCCATGCGGTCATCTTGGGAATTAATGGGTCTGCCGGGCTTTAGTACCCGTACAGACGCATCTGAGTTTAAACCTACGATTAGCTTCTCACCCAACGCTTTGGATTTCTCCAGATACTCAACGTGCCCACGGTGGAGCACATCAAAGCATCCGTTGGTAAAGACAATCACACACCCATCTCTTTGCGTATCTTGGTAGCTGAGATAGCATGGGTAGCGTCATCAAAAGATTCCTGCTCAATCTTGTAGCCAACATCACGCCCGTAGGTAATATTGACAATGTTAGGAACCAATTGAACCTCGTACTGACCTTGGTACAGAGTGTCTAGATCACGGCTAATAAACTCTT